GAGCCACGCTTCGCCCAGGCCGTTGCCAGCTGATCCGGCAGGGGTGGAGTTCGGCGCAGTCGGACCGATGTGGCAAGGGCCAACCTTGACCAGACCGCCGGCCGCATCCTTGAAGAACAGGCCTGGCGACTCGACCGGGTAGTTGAGCGCGATCTGCCCCTCAGCCAGCAGGGCCGGATCAGGGCGATCATTCAGCGTCGCTGAGCGAATGTGTTGCAGACGTGGTGCCATCCTTAACGCCCTCTCGGGCCGGTTGGTAATAAGAAGGCCAGCCCTTGTGGACTGGCCGTGTGGTCAGGCCGTGGTGCCGTCAGGCATACAGACCTTCGTCAAAAACTCCAGCCACTGACAGAACGCCAGCAGCGTCAACCGCCAGGCCTTCGCCCACGCTCACCACACCAGTGGTCGTGGTCGTGGCCACGTTCACGCCAATCAGCGGATCGGTGGCAGTGCCGCCCACGGTGATCGGCAGAGTGCCGGCAACGCTGGTGACGCCAGAGACGCTGGCCGACTGGTTGTAGACCCAGCCCGTGCCGTCCCACATCAGCAGATCGCCAGAGTTGACCGTCGTAATCCCGGTCAGCCCGAAGCCCGCGTTAGGGGCGCCGGTTGCATTGGCGATGTAGACGTGGCCGATCTCGGCAGCAGTCAGGGCCGGCGGCGCTGCGGTGGGGTCCAGGGAGCCCATCAGCTCCAGCACTTCCATCGCCAGGCTCACCGTGCCGTCAGCGGCAACGTCCAGGCCGCTGCCAACGATCACACCGCCGAGGGCAGTCTTGGTAGCGATCGGCAGAGCGACAGGAGGAACGCTGCCAGCGCCAAGGTCGGTGGTCAGGACGCCAGTGGCATCAATGGCCAGGTTGGCGCCAACCTTCACACCACCCAGGACGGTGTCCGAAGCAATGGGCAGGACGTAGCCGCTACCGCCAGCGCCTACCCAGGCCGCGCCATCCCACAGGTTCAGCGTGGTGTTGGTTGTGTCGTACCAGAACTCACCGGGAGCGTTGCCAGCGAAGCCGCCAGGCGTTGCGTTCGGAGCAGTGGCACCCACATAAGCAGTGCCGACCACCGAAAGGGTGCCGTCAGCAGCCTTGAAGAAGACGGCAGGTGATTCAGCAGCGGTGTTGATGGCAATGGCGCCGTCAAGCAGCACCGCCGGATCAGGCCGCGTATTGGCAGCTGGATTTCTTAAGTGTTGCCACTGAGGAGCAGCCATGGTTGGTCGAGCTGAGGGTTCACCCCAGGCTAACTAGGCCCAGCGAAGCTCTAGCTAGCCATTGAGCGGCGGGTAGCTCCCTTCGTCGGTTTCGCAGTCGCATACTCCTGGCGGGCCGGGCGGGCCCTGAACGCTGCTGACTGCAGTCCATCGCGGCGGGTTCCACGTCCAGGTGGTCACGCCATCGGTGTAGGTCTCGCCCGGCGCCGGGTTGTCAGGGAAGTCCAGCGCCATCAGTCGAGCCCGTAGAAGCCTTCGTCAATGTCATTCTGGCCGCCGCCCTGAGGCGCAACCGGCACCCATTGAGCACTGCTTCCGTCGTCATACCAGAGGAAGGTGTTGCCGATGGTGGTGTCAAACCAGCCAGCCCATGCGAGCGGGTCAGGCGGTGGCTGGGGGCCAAAGTAGATGCCTCGCCCAGTGCTGCCACCCTGAGGGCTGAGCGGCACCCATTGCTGGCTGCTGCCGTCGTCAAACAGGATGTAGCCGCTGCCGTCGGTGCTGTTCCACCAAATGGTTTCCGGGACCACCCCAACCGGCGGCACCGGGCCGCTGTAGACCTCCTTGCCGCCCGCGCCACCACCCTGCGGGCTGAAGGGAACCCACTGCGTTGAGCTGCCATCGTTGTAGAGGATGTACCCCGTGCCATCAGTGGTGTTCCACCACAGATCGCCAATCAGGGCCTGAGCAGGCGGGGTTGCACCTCTCCAGGTCGGCAGATTGTCGAGCCGGCGCTTGTCCGCAGCCGACATGCTGCCCGGCCGCGATTGGGTCGCCGTGTCGATACTGATTGTCCAGGCGCTGCCACCACCGCTTACCCGGATCGGAGCGATGGAATCGAGCACGATGTCACCGCCGGGGCCAGGGCCGGTGCCACCGCCGCCCTCGCCATCCACGTAAGCCGTGGCCCACACGGCGTCATAATCCGCCCGGCCTACCTTGACCAGGATCTGACCGGGGGCGCCGCCAGGCGGCAGCAGGCCAGGTTTCGCCGCGACGACGAGGGTGTTGTAGTACCCGCCGCTGTTCGGATCGAACCCCTCAAAGGCAACTCTGGCCATGGGTTAGCCCCCTCAAAAGACGCCTTCGTCGAGGTCGCCCACGGTCATAACCCCGTCAGCGTCCACGAGCACTTCATCGCTGGGCATCACAGTGCCGCGCTGAACCCCACTGGCCGGCTGGCAGTAGCTCCACATCAGCTCGTTGGCTTCCTCCTGATCGGCGACGTTCGGCATGGGAACAGAGAAGTCCCCGCCGACAACCAGCACGTCTTCGTCGTTGACCGCGCCGCCAGCGCCGCTGATCACGCCAATCTTGATCCAGTTGGTGCCGGTCCCCAGCGAGAAGATCCAGTCGCCAACCGCCAGGGCCTCATTCGGCGCCGGCGTCACACCCGCACCCGGCTGCGTGACGATCAGGTAGAGGCCGGCGTTGATCTGAGACGGATCCGGCAGCGCATTGCCCGCGACCACGCCGGCCAGGTTGCCGTAAGTGCTGATCGACTCGACACGGTTGGTGGTGGCGTCATAGGTGCCGCCGAAGCGAGCGTTCTGCTCCACCGCTGTGCCGTAGCCCAGGTTCATCCAGTAGCCGTTCTCGACCGTGCCAGGGCCGTCAACGGTGCCGATCCAGATGTAGGCCGAACGGTCGATCGGGTTGACCCACCACTGCCCCGCAAACTCAGGCTTCGGTCGCTGCTGGTTGACCTGAGCAATGCCGTAGTCGGCCAGCTGGTAAGCCGTGATGCTGTTGTAGCCAATGCGCGACGTGTCGAACGTCCCGCTGGTGATCACGCTGGCATCAAGGAAGGGGATGTCAGTCGGTGCAAGGTCGCCGCCGGCAATCACATGCCCCGTCTCGTCTGTTGAGACCTTCGTGAAGGTGCCAATGCCGACAGGGCTTGAGACGTGGCTCAGCACGCCATTGACCACCTGAAGCGGCAGCGACGGCACTTGCACGCCGCCGATCGTGGTGTCCGTCGCGTTCGGCAGGTCGGTGCCCACCAACCGCGCCGATGCGACAACATGCCCGTGCTCGTCGTAGCTGATGCCACTGATCGTGGTAGCGGCAACCCGATTGCTATGGCCCAGGGCGCCGGTGGCACTCACTTCCAGGCCGCTGCCGGGTGGGACGGACACGCCGCCCAGGTCAACGTCAGTGGCTGGCGGCAGGTCGCTGCCGATCAGCGCCCGGTGAGCAGTGATGTGGCCCTGATCGTCGAACGAGATCCCGCTGCGGCTGGTGCCGTAGATGGCGTTGGCATGACCGATGACGCCCGCCTGCCTGTTGAGCCCTCGGCCAAGCGATGCAGGGTCGATCTTGTCGCCCGTCACCGTGTCGTCGATCAGCTTGGCGCCATGCACGCCAGGGGCGATCTTGCTGTCGGTGATCGCCAGATCCTGAACAGCTGCGGTGTCCACCGCACCATCAGCTAGCTCGCTGTCGGTGATGGCATCGGGAGCGATCTCCCTGGCTGTCACCGAATCCGGGACCAGCTTGACGCCTTGGATGGTGGCGTCATCAATGAACTGCAGCCCGGCTTCCAGGAAGCTCTTGCCGTCCAGCTGCTTCGTTTCAGAAGCGGACAGATCGGCCAGGGCCAGAAGGTCAAGGCCCTGCAGGTCCGCTTTCTGGAGCGGCGGGAGTTCTGAATACCTGAGGTCCGCCACGATTCCCGACGCTGCTTTGTGCTAGGGGCAGTCTAGGTTCTGCGGCCGAGCCGCCTATTCATCCTGCTCTTCCTCCAGCGTGATAAAGCCGTCACCCTGTCTCTCTTCCAGCCGGAGGCGCGACACGCCATCCTGCTCCTGCACCAGATACGAAGTGACCATCCGGGTGCGGAGCCTGATCTGCCCGGTCGTCACGAAGTCGATCGTCGATCGCACCGGCTGCGTTGCCTCAAACGCAATCCCCACGTTCGTGACGATCGCCTCAAACTCAGTCCACACCTCATCGTCAAAGTCTTCCCTGTAGCCCATCGGCTTCTGGCCCCGGCCGGCCAGCGTGAGCTTGGCCCAGAACTCACTGCCCAGCTGCGTCCGCAGCAGCAGCTGGTGAAGGTAGACCGGCATTTCAATCACGTTGCTGGAGACGCCACTGGTCTCGTCGCACCGCCGACGCTCATAGTCGAAGAAGCAGTTGATCTGGCCCGAGCCGCTGATCAAGGCGCTGTACTGCTGCCGGAACTCGTCGCCCAGCTCGGTCACGTCCACCGCTTCGCGGCTGGTGTTCAGCGTGAAGCTGGTCACTTCACCCACGATCCGGTCAATGTTGTCTACCACCTGGACTGAAATGGGGATGTCCCGGCTGGGGAGCTGCAGGTCAACGCGGCCGGCTACCTCGCCACTCACTGCATCGTCGAACCGCTGGTAGAGGTTGATGCCACCGGCACCATCGGCATGGATGAACCACTTGCCATCTGGGTAGCCGACAGGAGCTGGAACGTCCCTGACGCGATCCGGGTTTATGGCCACAGGAGGCACGAACCAGCCGCTGGGGGCGATGAAGTCGAGCGGGCCGCCATCGGTGGCCTTGATCTCCAGCAGGTCGCCGGTGAGCAGCATGTCGGCCGGGAAATCGAACGAGAAGCGATTGCGGCTGACGTTCACGTCCGAGGCGTTGACGACGCTGGTGTAGACCCTTGAGCCCGAGGTGCGGCGCAGCTCCACCTGCCCCAGCTCGCCCAAGATGACGGTCAAAGCGCCACCCCCTGGAGGTCGCCGCAAACGCTGAAGCTCACCTGCGCTTGCATCACCTCGCCCACCCGGCAGCCCAGCTCAGCAGAGGTCAGCAGCGCCTGAAACGTCACAGCGTTCTCTCCCCAGCCCAGCGTGATCGTCACCTTGTCAGCGTCAGTGGCTGCGCCCACCTTGACCACCTTGCTGATCACCGGCACCGGCGCATCGTCGTGGTAGAAGACGGCCATGTTGCCGCTGGCGCTCTTCAGGCCAGGGGTGAAGTCCCGAGCAACGTCGGCCAGGCTCGTGGTTTCCAGCGCTTCCACCTGAGCACTGAGCGACCACCCGCCGACCTTAGCTAGCTGCTGGCCGTCAACCAACACCCTGCCGTCTTTCCCCGAATAGAACTGCGCCATCAGCCGTAGTCTCCCTCATCAGTTGGGCATCGCTCTATTGGGGGCAACGTGGGCAGCGCCCCTTCCGCGTCAAGGTAGCCCTTCATCTTCACAGTGACGCTGGAGCGACCGGGCACAACGGAACGCACCTGCGGGGGCTCTGCGTAACGCCAGCGCAGGCCGCTGATGGTTTCCCCCAGGTAGGCAGCCAGCTCGCTGCCGGCGCCCGCCAAGCCGTCAAGGGCCGTGAATGTCA